GATAGACCTACAGAAGAAGTTTATGATGGAATAAGAGTTAGACGTAATATGAGAAAGTGTAGAGTATATGGTTCTACATCTTCTAAGGCTAAACGTGATAAGCTTATCGAGTTATTACATCAGAGAGTAAGACATCATAGAGATAAGTTTAACTCTGTTGAAATCTATAATGAATTATGTACACTAGTGGTAAAACCGAATGGTAAGACTGAGCATAATGATGATGCACATGACGACTTGCTATTCTCCTACTTATGGGCACTGTATGTATTCTATTATGGAGAAGATCTAGTTAATAGATATCATCTATTGAAAACAGAAATTCAAACAGATGATAATTATAACGAAACATCTTTTGAATTAGAAGAAGATTTAGAAGATCAATTCACTATAGAGTCTGATAACTTTGGTGCTGCATATGCTGAAGATACTTCTAATGTAGCAGATCAATTATCTTACCTTAACTCTGCTAGATCTATGAGTATGGAAGATCTTAATAAGAAAATGCTTGATCAAGATAAAGCATTTATAAATAGATTATTGAGATCTGATATAGGTAGAGAGATTTACGCTAAGCATAATAGTGTAAGTAAAGAAGAATTGGATAAGACTATTGGAGCATTTGATGTAGATATAACTAATGAGTTAAATTCAATCTTCTATGGAGATGACGATAATAAAGCAGCATCTGAGAAATCTACAGTAGTTGGAAACCTTGCAGACATGTTTATGTCTATATTTGATTAAATACGCATAAGAAAACCTACATAGGGAAATCCCTATGTAGGTTTCTTTTTCGCATATTGTGGATAGGTGATTGATACACCAGCTTTATACTTTTTATCTTTTTCGATCTTAGCCACATCATCATAGATTATACTATCAACGATAGGATTTACTCCTCTACGTTTAGACATCTTTAATCTATTCTTATCAGCATTATCAATGTCTATAATCTTATTATTTACATACCCTCTATCTATATAGATAGCAATATAGAAATATAAATGTTTATTATCTCCAAGTAATTTAATCTCTCTAGTAGCCCAATCTATTTCTATCTTTTGTCTACCATAGTCTTCACCAATATCGTTTGTATATATAGCAATATCAATGAAATTATCAGGAGAAAGATTTTCTTTTAAAGATAAATCAATTAGAGAATCTAAATCTGTTCCAACCTTTACATTTAATGGAGCTTTAAATAGTTCTCTTATATTAATCTTTTCTACAACAGTTTCATTCTCTTCGGCAGCATAGTTAGAATGAGCATACATTACCCAACCTTTATAGTTTACATCAGGAATATCAAATACTTTCATAGAGTATACTGTCAATCCACCAGATGGTTCTGTATGGATATGATTAACTTGTTTGCCTTCATTATATAGTAAAAATAAAGATGGGATTGGTAATCTCATAGTAACTTGCATATCAATGTTGAAGTTGTTCATCATCTGACCATCATTCTCACCTTCATCAGCATCAAGTTGGTTAGTGAGATTTAGATGAGTTGGAAGGTTTCTCATTCTTACAAAGAACTCATGTCTTCCATTGATATATCTTAGCTTATATAATATCGGCATCTGAGAATACCTATTAAGATATGTAGTAAAGTTCCATGGATCTAATATAGCTTCTTCGTTGACATCTACAGGTACATTCAACATTGTTGCAATCTGGAACATTAGCTCGTATGGAAGATGTATATCCATATCCAAATCTATAGTTTCAGTACAGCCAATTCTGAATACTTTACGCATTCTATTATATAAATCAAGCTGTTCTGCTCTAGTCTGTACTCTTACCCTGATATTAAAGTTTAAGAGCATCAGCTCCATATCCATTCCTATATAGATACCACGTTTTGGGTCTTTAAAGAAGGATCTTTGCCAATCAGTCTTTCTAATATAATTATCTACACCATAAAAGTTTAGATCATTATAATTATCATTGAAATCGTATTGAAGTGTTGTAGAGAATAAACAAGCTGGTTTTTCCCTCTTAGTAAGATCTCCAACATTGAATCTTCTAAAATCATCATACGGTGCTTTATTAGCAACATGAATAGTTTTAAAAAATCCTTGTGGAAACTTTGATAAGAACCAGTTATATATAAATTCTACACCAATAGAAAATCCATTTACCCATGATGGTATATATAAATCTCCGTATAATATTGGTTTAAATCTATCTTTATCAGTGAATGTTATTATTTGTTTATTTTTATTATCCTCTGGTAATTGCATAATAGGCGTTTACCTCCATTTCTATTAATTTAAAGTTTTATGAATATATATTATATATATGATAAAGTAAACTATTTAAATTTTAGAAAGCGAGGAATTAGTTATGGAAAACAGATGTATTACTAAAGTGAAAAGTCGGGTGGATATAGAGAATATTATATATCCATACAACAATAATACCGAAGATGTATTTATAGATCTCGGTCATTATGATAATGATAATAATGTTAGGGTTTCTGACATTATTATCAAATTTAACGGAACTGTAAGCCTTAACAACCAGCAGTGCTTATTAACCCACGAGTTTGGAAACAACCGTGGAGATGTTTACAATTGGTATATGAATATCATGTGTATGCTTGATATGATATTACCTGATGACAATGTTGACAAGCTGTACAAAGATGCTGCATTGTATAATGTAAAAACTAGCTTTAGAGATATGTGTCAACAATCTCTAATTTTTGAATACAACCCTATTCAAAAGGGAGAATCACCAGTTGTCAATGCTTTAGTAGAAGATGTATTTATCTTTAAATTTAAACATGGTTTAAGCGGTTATAGACCTCTTGTAGAAATAGAAATTGAAGGGGGTACATTTTATATTATGGGTAATGGGATTACTATGGTGGATAAACCATGTACTCTATCACTTAAAGGGTTTAAAACTCTTTTGAGTTATGGTGCTACTATTTATGGTATTATTTAAGGAGGTATGTATGAGTTTTACAATTCAAATTGGTGAGTGGCTTAATAAGGCTACCAAAGATCCAGTTGTACAATTAAAGTACAACGATATTCCAATTATGGGATATTATGCAAACGGAGAAGTCAAATTCTATAAAGAATATGACAATCCAGACTTCGATGAGATTGAAGATTTTGCCGATATTGTTAACGATCTAATCAGAGATATTGAAACTTCTTTAGATTTTCTGGAAGGAAATGATGAAGATAAGTTTGATGCTTGTTTTAGTTCATTACTCGATATAATGATGTCTTACGAGAACAAGTTAAACAATGTTAAAGAAAGCGAGAATGTATGAAAAGAATTCCAATTGTAAACAAGTATAACGTTAATCAATATGAATATTATCTTGATGATATTGATAGACCGTTTATAACGGTTTCTCATTTTACAACATCAGATCATGATACCGAGATTGAAGATTTCAAAATCTTCTTTGATCACATTGAGTTTGCAAGACCAACCACATTCATGGAATATTGCTACAACCAAAATTTTCCAATATACTTAAGAAAGCTTTGTGATCTTGCAGTTCTAGCAAAGAAGCGTTGGAGAGATGGTAGTATGATGGCAGCTATTGATATTATGGCTGTTGATATATTAAAAAATCTTCCAAAGTATCTTAGAGTGTTTGATGACAATGATTTTGGTTGTATTGAACATTATGACCAAAGTGTGTATCATACTGGTTATTTGGGATTTGTGGTATCTTCAATGATGAACTCTAGTGATATGATTGATAAACCTATGGAATATTTGGCATGTGTGAAAACACACGTTGATGACGATCCAATTCAATATAATAATTTTGTAATATATCATAATGGTGATATTTTATTCAACCAGTTAAGTGTTCCATTTGGAACAAAGGTTGGTGAAATTAATCAATTTGATAGATTATTGGATATCAATGATGTATTGGTAAAATATCTCATACCAAGTGGAAAGTTGCTTAGAAATATATATGGAGAAAAATTTACGGATGTATGGATAGCAGAAATAATTGATACTATCAAATTGTACATGAGATATTTCTTTATTCCTAAGGAGGTGCTTAAAGATGGGAAAGGATAATGCCTATATTCTACCATTCAAGGAAAATATTAATGACAACTTTGATTCAAATAAGACGAACAACTTCTTTTATCAAGTTGAAACATTAGACAAGTTTTCTGGTTTGTATCCGAAGTTTTCAGATATTCCATTTATAAAGTTATTTCATAAAGATCTGGAAACTGAAGAAATGATTTGTGATATTACTGTATATATGGATGGTGTTCTAGATTTTAGAACACCATACATTTTCGTACAGTATATGCGATGCGGTATCAGGATCGGTGATCTATTGTTTCATATTACAAAAATGGTGAAACATATTAGACATTGTCTAAAACCTGACAGTGAACTTGCTGGATGTCATAGAATGCATCTGTGTTATATGTTAAGAAGATTCTTGGAGAATCTTGTTTTAAGAAGATGTGATTTCTATCAGGATTATCAGAATAAGGTTCCTGAAAGGGAGCCTGTTGCTAAACAAGCAAAGTACCTGAATCATATTGTAACACGCAAGACGGAAGGTGATGAATTGGATTTCAAACATCCAATCATATCAATCTTCCATTTTAAGAAAAAGGGTGAACTCATATTAGATTATGAAGTATACCCAAACGGGGATATCATATTCTATCAAACAAAAACAAGATTCAGATATCTTGGTGATGAGAAAGAATTTGATCTTCTTGTAAAAGCTTCAATGAGAGCTGTTTATTGTACCAAATATAATGAAGACTTTGAAAGAGATAGAAAAGAAGATGGAGGAAAAGATCCACACTTTGATACTCGTTCAGCTTACATTATTGGTGATATTGAAAGAATGTTCCAAGAAAAGAGATTCTGTAAAATTTAGGAGGGAAGAAAAATGTGTAAAGAAACTAAAACAACAAATGATGGAGCAGAGGTAATTTATTCAAATAAAACAGGAACACAGATTGTATCGGTTAATGCTGGTGATGTTGTTAATTGCATCAAAAATAGTGGTGGCAATACTATTGATGATGAACCACCATATGTATCAATAGGGTATTTCACTAATGATGATGAATACACCAAAGATTTTCCACATGTAGATATTGATATATCTATTAATGGTTATATTACAATACATGACGACATGGCATTAGTTAGACACTTTGGTAAAAATCCAGCAAAGGTATATGAGTTATATGGGACAATTGTACCGTTAATTAATGCTGCTGGTACTCTTGCATATACTCACGAAGATATTCTACAAGAAATATCTGAAAAACTTTACAATATTCTAATAGAGAATAGTGTTATTGAAGTTGATGTTGCAAGATACAATCCAAGATTTGTTGATCTGAAATATGAATCAAAGTTCTTAGGATTCGTAAGACAGTGGTCTGGAAAGGTGCATAACTACAAACTCATTGATTTAAAGAATGAGTTTAAAGCAAATGCACCACTTCTATGGTTGCATAGAGTAACTGTTGGAACTGATATAGAATTCCTGATATACCCTGATGGTTCTCTTATTATCAATAATACACCAATGACATTGCATTTCGATGATATTCGTGAATTCGGTGGTGTTAGAATTCTCGAATTCTGCTACGATTGCAACCGTCAGTATAAGCTTGCTGATGGAGATCTTACAAAAGATGGTGTATATGATGGATATGAAGATCTTGTAAAAAAGCTTCTTCATGATCTACAATACAGAGAATTGTAAGGAGGGTTTTGTATGTTGAAACTTGAAGAAGTTAAACATTGCGTCAATATCTTGTGCAAACTAGATAAAGATCCACACCATGTTGCAATAATTGATAGATTTGAAGATGGTGATATAGTAAGAATCACATTTTCAAAAGATAATACAATGTGTGCAGATTTCTATATTGGAGAGGATTTACCGTATGGTGAAATATATTCTATATATACTGATGAGAAATTCTTTGATTCAAATAGTGATGATTTCAACAAATTCTTCACAACGATTAAAGAATATACAACAAGTTGTATAGATGATTCTGCAATAAAGCTTTTAGTATCAGATGTAAAGAGTTTTTTGGAGAAGTGGAAGGAGTTCGACAATGAATAATGTTGAGGTTCACATAGGAAACACCAGTTTCCTAAACAGAGGTGAAAATATATTGGTTGTACACATTCCATATATTCACCATACTTTTAATGTGTATATTAACAAGCCAGTTTCTACTTATGTGCCAAACTATAAGGATGAAACTGATCAGTTAATCTTTGATACTGTTGATGCTATATTAAGATCTTTCAGAAACAAGTACATTTCACTCAAACCACACATTGACTATGATCCAAATGAAGTGTTAATGAATGGGGTTGATGAGCTTACAGAACGTATTGATGCTGCAATTGAAGGTATTCTTAATAGGGAGGATTAGTATGAGACTATCAGCATTTAAGAACTATGTAGTTACAGGTTTTAGAGAGTATAACACTTGGTTTGAATTTGGAAAATATGAAGACTTTTTTGGACCTAGAGGAAGAACATCGTTCTTCCTCTATAAACCTTTCTTAACAATAGGACATCTGGACGAACGTGATAAGAAAGTTGTTGACATTGAGTTCTTCATGGGTGGTAAAGTTAAGTTTAGAACGCCATATACATTCTGCCAGTATTATACAGACAGTACGTTTATCAATTTTATGATGCTTGTAAGATTAGGTGTCGTAAGATGTTCTAAATGTAAAGATAAGAAGGATGTATTTAATAATACAATTAAAGATCTGGAAAAACGAGAATACCGCATTCCAGGTAAGATTTCAATACCAGATGTACAATACTATAATAAGGAGCTGGAAGGAATTATGAACATTTTAAAGCATAATTCATATTGTGGATATACAACTCTACCTGTTGTAAGAATACCAAGAAATGGTGAAGGAAATGTTAAAGATAAATATGTCATCTATAGTGATGGTAATATTATATTTAATAAAACCAGTGTCAACTTTACTTGCAACTCAAACAAAACTGATGAGTTTCTAGAGTTATTATGTATATCTCATACTGTAGAAAATATTAGATACAGTTGTGTTAGAGATCTAATTACTGATGAGGGTGAAATATTCCACAAGATTGTTTCAGAATTGAATAATGAGGAGATTAGTCTATGGAAGCAAGGATTTGCCACGGTATAGTAGCAGACTTCCTATATTAGATATAAACAAGCTTATAAATATTATTTAATATAAGGAGAATAAACTATGGAAGAAAATATTGACGTTAAAAAGATTTTTAAACGAATGAAAAAAATAAAATATGGATTTTTAATAAATAATAAATATCACGATCCATATAAAACAAATGGAAATTTATACCGCACAATTCCAGTACAATTGATAGAAAAATATAATATCGGTGTGTGTTGGGATTATGTAAATTTTCAACAATATCTTTTTAATAAGTCAAATATCAAATGTGATGCTTATCTTTTTATTGGTAATTATGAACAATATGAGATTGTAACTCATGCTTTCACCATAATTACATACAATAATACAAAATACTGGTTTGAGGCATGCTTTAAAAAGTTCTCAGGTATTCACAAGATTAATTCATATGAAGATGTGTTAAAAACATTGCTAGATAATTATACAAATAGGATAGATAGATATACTCTGTCTTCTTATAGTACAATAGGAATGGATAACAATTTGACATATGACCAATTTATGAATAGAGCTTGTAGAAATATTGTAAAACGTGCTAAAGTGATGTGATTGTATTATTTGGATTGGGGGTAATATATGGAAGAAAGAGTTCGTTACGGTATAGATTCCGAAAACAAACGTGGTAATAAAGTTATTGAGTATTCTGTTAAGGGTGAGCACAAATCAAGTGCCACCCTTAAATTTACCACAAACAAGACAATCTATCTGGAATTTACTTTTTATGATAACTGTTCTATTTTTATAGAGCTATCTAAAGATGGTTATCATTCAGAAGGTATATCTGGTTCATGTACGTGTGTGAAAAGGGAATTATTAGATTCTCTAGACGAATTTATGAAAGTTGATTGTAATAAATTTGTTGATGAGATTCTAAATGGTAGAGTATTCATTGATAAGAGGATTATAAATGAATATCTTAAAGATGGTATCATGGAAGTATTACAAACTTATGAAGATAGTGAACCTAAGAAAAAGTTTATAAGAGATACTAGAATTGATCCATTATATAATGATATGGCTAATCCAAATATCAAAGCTACTCGTGGTAAGTATAAAGGTGATCCTTTATATGATGATAAAAATGGTGAGGTGATTGTATGAGTGAATTTCAAGATTTTACAACAGAGGTAAAAAGTATAGCTGAAAGAAAGTGTAGAACACTAAAGGTGTATGCTGATCCAAACATCTTTGTTGATAACGTTGAGGGAGTATGTGTTATAAATTTGGAAGTTGATGGTTATGGTACATTTGAGCTTTATGTTGGTAATGAAATATTATTTAAAGTACCAAACGATTTTGGTGAAGATGGAAATGAAATAGTAACTGCCGACATTATGAATATTATTAAACACTTGAAGAAGTTTGGTTGTTCTGCTAGTGTATTGGATTTATTTCCAAGGGAATATAAACAGAACGCATTCATGACATGTGTTAATAATATGATTGATGGACTAATAGCCGATTTATCTATTCCAGGTTAGAAAGAATATGAGGTAAATGTATGAGAGAAATTGATTTTGAAAAAGTCAACAAGTTTGGATATGATGAGCAAGGTTTTGAATATCCAATAACATCTTTTTCTAAGCATGATACTGATTTGTGTAAAGAGACTGCAATGATTATCATGTATCACTCTGAAGATGAAGAGATTGCAGCTATGATATCAGAACCCACTCACGATAATTCATCATATTTTCCAATATGTAGTATTAGTTTAAAAATAGAAGAAAATATGGATGAAAGCGACATCAGCACATTCTTTGAAGTTGTTGCTAAATTTTTCGATGTTTATTCTGAGATAACTTCAATAGACAACAAAAGAAACGATTCTGAATCACTGGTAAAGTTTATTAAGAGTACTGGTCTTGATATCCAGGTCCATAGTCTTAATCACAATCTTAAACTAAATGCTGATAACGATACGTGTAGGGATATCCAGATTAAAGGGGATCCAAGAGTGTTTATTCGTAATATTGAAGAAGATGCTATTGTGAATCTCTATGTTGAAGGTTATAATGATTTTGACCTGTTCTGCGATAGTAGTGTCTTGTTTCAATTACCAAAAGGATATGGTACTGATGAAGTTGTAACTTCCGATATCAACCATATCTTGAAATGTTTGAGAAACTTCAGAACCAAGATTGACGTTCTTGATTTATTTGCAACAGATCAAGAGAAGGATGAAACCTTCGTTAAACGGATTGCAGATCTTGGTGAAGAATTATCTTCTGGATTATCTGAATTGAAGAGGGATGGTGGTGAGAATGGTAGATCATAAAGATTTTATATTGACTCCAGATCTTTCATACAAAAAAGATATTGGAGATAATGTATCTGTTCTTATTGATACTAATGATAGTAAACGTATTGCACTATGTATAATCTATAATACAATTGATAAGAATATATATAATGAATATATGTTTACGTTTAAATGTGAACCTGCGGATAAAGATATAAATAACATGTTTAAATTCGTTGACGATTATGTTATACCACGCTTCAAAAATAACGATAACGAAAATAAACCAATTGATGAAGCGAGAAAAGTTCTTACAAATGTAAAAGCTTTAGTTATTAATAATGAATTTGGATTTGTAAGAATTCTAGGTTTACCATCTAAGATGTATGAAAAAACTATTGATGGTACTGGTCCTATTAAAGCTCTTATTAAAATAGAAAAACAATTTAAAATTGCATCATTATCAATATATAATAAGAAAGAAAATACTGTATATAGGAATTATATATTTATATTTTCTGGCGAGCCAACAGATGATGATGTAAATAATATGTTTAATTTTACTAATTGCTATGTCATTCCATATTTTAACAAAGATGGTGAACGTGAAGCTTTTGAAAAAGGAAGATGTGTATTAACCAATGTTGATTATATAGGACGTGGTGGAGTTCCAGTATCATCAATATTAACTACTGATAGGGGTGATTAAGAATGATAACTGATAATGAGTTTGATTTAGAACAGTTTAAATACAATCCACTGGTTTCGTATGGTAAATTATTTAATGGTTGTATAGAATCTTATGTTGAAGCATATCCTGGAACAAGGGAAGTGATTATCAAGATTTTATATAAGCATAAAACTCAAGAAACATATTATGTAGAATTTTCCGAAAATATTGGATATGATGATATTGATAAAGTGTTTAGATTTATTAATGATAACGTCGTTCCACGTTTTAGGAATAACGATACATCAGGATTTGATGTGGAAAAGTATGCAAAACAAGATATTCCAAATATTAAATCAATTCACAGATATCGCGAGGGGGAAAGAAAAATGGTTGAAAACAATTTTGGATTTAAGCTAGTAGAAACAGCAAAAGTTGAACAGTATGAAAAGATTGATGAAGAGGATAGAGTTAGAATTATAGTATATGCTAAATATACAGATTCTAAACCAAATTTTTATTCTGCTCATATCTACGATATTGATGATGAGAATAAGCACAGAGAATATCCATTAAAATTCAAATCTACACCAGAAGATGATCTGAACACCATTTTTGAATACGCTAGCACCTGGTTAGTTGTGCTGTTTAGGACAGAGTTCAGTAATTGTAATATTTAAGAGGAGGAAAAATGATTAATAATAATTTTGGATTTGAGTTAATAGAAGAATCAAAAGTTGAATTCTATAAAAAAGTTGATGAAAAGAATAGGGTTGAGATTAGATTATATATCAAATATATTGAATCTAAAGTAGATGTTTGTTCTGTTTATATTAGTGATATTGACGATGAGAATAAGTCCAAAGCTTATCCAATAGAATTCAACTTTACACCAGAAGATGATGAAATGAACACAATTTTCGCATATGCTTGTAGTAGATTGGTTGAAGAGTTTAAGATTAGGTTCGGTGATTAATATTTAAGAGGGTGAAAGAAAAATTATTAAGCATTTATATATATGCTAATAATATAAAACAACGTACACTTTTTATTTAAGAGGAGGAAAGAAAAATGATTAACAACGATTTAGGATTCACATTGGCAGAAGGTCTTCCATTCACAGCTTATGACAAAGTGATTGAAGGTAACAGAAAACTTTCTGTTGTACCAATGTTTCGTTCAATTGGTATAACAGTTTATTCTGATGACGAAGCTGAAGATGCTAGTATTCACAAAGATTACATGTTCTCTTTTACAGAAGCTCCAACAGATGAGGATGTAAGTAACATGTTTAAATTTATCAATGATTACTTTATTCCATATTTCAATAATCCTTGTGATGAGACTGGTGATATTATGGATGAGAAGAGAAAGGAGTTCTTCCCTAATCTAAGAGTAACAACATGCTTTCATAACAATTAACGTTTTAGAGGTGTGATTTTTCACACCTCTTTATTTTTAAA